GACCACAGTATCGGCATCTGGGATTTTTCTGTTACTCCGCCCTTATTACTATGGCAGAAACAGATACTCCTGTCGGACCCATACATCCTTAATCAGGGGTTCCGCTGGTATGACGGACCTAACTTGATCCTAAGGGCAGGGAGGTTCTATGCGATTGCAGCAACCTGGAGTGGGCCTGATCCGATCCCGGCTCAGCTTAATCCGGTTGTTGGCGATGCAGTTATCAACATAGCCAATTTCTCGCTAAACAATACCGCCGTGCGGATAAACGGTCCTCTTCCGTCGTCGCACCTGACCGACTTGAACGCATTCGCCCCGGAAGGGACCTCCGGCACCGACAACAAGGGGTACTACACGGTTAACATGCAGCTCTCTGACTGTGTTCCGACTGCCCTCTTGTGATCCAGGCTTCCCGAAGGTGTCAACCTCTCCCTCTTCTAGATGAGATCCTAAATATTAGAGTTATATAGAATGCATTTAGTTAGGAGGACTGCCAATTAATGGCAAATTTAGCAGTAGACACTACAAAAAATACCATAGATAAGCCACTAGGTCTTCTAATAAATGGCGTTGAATTATATTCACCATCAGTATTAAATGAATCCATATATTTTGGAGAAATTTCAAGTGTTGATATCTTAAATTCAGGTTTAAATTATGATGTAATCACTCCTTCAAATATTGAAATTCTAGATTTAAATGGATATGGCAGTGGGGCAAAGATATATGGAAATATGAAAGGAGTTTTGAAGGATGTTTTGGTAATTTCGCCTGGAATTGGATATGCTACAAAACCTAAATTAAGTTTAATTGGAGGTAATTTAAATGGTGCCGTAGAATTAGAAACAAATTTAATAAAAAAAGTAATAACTTCAAGTTTTATACCTAGACCTGGATATGTAAGTACTAACTCAATTACTTTTATTACAAATCATAATTTTGAAACAGGAGAGGAGATAATTTATAATCCAAATTCATTTCCAGTAGTAGTTGGATTAGTTACAAATTCCTCTTATTTTGTTAGAGTAATATCCCCAAAAACAATTTCTCTGTATAAAAATTCAGACGAAGCATTTTATAATATCAATGCAATAGATAATTTATCCACACAGATAGGCATTAATACTGGAGTTCAAGAATTTTCAACACGCAATGTTAAAAGTATAATTGATAAGGTTTATATTACTAGTTTTTCAGGAGAGTTATATAATAAAATAGTAAAAATTCCATCTATAGAAAATAGCAGTATCAATAATGTAAATGGTATTAATATTGTAAATGATTACATTTATGCAAAAAATCATAATTTAAAAGAAAAAGATTTAATAGTTTATAGTTCTTCAGGCACTACCTTAACTGGGCTTGGCACTACATCTCAATATTATATAACTCTATTAGACAAAGATAGATTTAAACTTTCGGATGCAGGAACAAGTAATATTCCAAATGATAAGAACTATAAAAATAAAGTATATATTCCCTTAAATAATATTGGAACGGGAACTCATACGTTTTCATATCCTCCAATTAAAATTTTAGTATCATCTATACCTGGAACTACAAATACAATATCACCCTCTCTAAACCCAATAGTTTTGGGTTCATTTGAAAGCATCTTCATTGAAAATTATGGGGTTGGTTATGGTGTAAGTGAGGTTATAAATTTAAATAAATTTCCTATAACTCGAATTGCAGGATCTTCATCATCCACTTTTAGTGATAATGCAGTTCTTCAACCAATTATAGTTAATGGTAAAATTGTAGAAGTTCAAATTTTAAATTCAGGAAGTAATTATCAAAATAATATTGATATCATCGTTGATGGCACGGGCAAATATGCAAAATTATATCCAGTTATTGAAAATGGTAAAATTGTAAACGTATTAATACTATCCACTGGTGCTGGCTATATCTCGGGCAAAACTAGTCTAATTGTAAAAAAAAGAGGAAGTGGGTCAAAATTTTTAAGTAATGTAGTTAAATGGACTATCAATCAATACTTTAAAAATAAAAATATTATCAATAATAATCCATACAATGGATTCATTATTCCTAGTAAAAATATTAAAAATTCTTTACAATTTATAAATTTATATCCACCAAAAGATTTAAGAGAAAGCATTAGAGATACTCGCAACAATAAAAAAGAATCTCCTATTCTAGGATGGGCATATGATGGCAATCCAATAGTAGGTCCCTATATTTTATCTAACGATGTTGTAGGCATTGTTACTAGTGGATATGAAATAAAAACTACCATCAATGATTTAAGTTTACAACTAAAGAGGCCTCCATTTGAGGCTGGCTATTTTATAGAAGATTATGTATATAATGCAAATAAATCTGAATTAGATGAGCATAATGGTATGTTTATATCTACTGATCGTTCGGGACTTTCAAAGGGTACATATGCATATTTTATGACTGTGGATGATAATGATGCTCCAGTTTATCCATATGTAGTTGGTGAAACTTTTAAAAGTACTCCAAATACTCAGAACAATGCATCATTTAATCAAAATATAGACATTTCAAATAAAGGCTACATAAAAAATACTAGTGCTCTTTACTTAACTTCTTCTACATCTGGATATGAGTATATAAGGATTGTGCAAGAAAAATATAAACAAGTTATTGTAGTTAAAAATACTTTAAAATCTAATATTGATGAAATTAAAATATTAAATCCTGGTAAAAATTATAGGGTAGGTGATAGTTTAAAATTTAAAGCTATTAGTAAGCAAGATTTAAATCCAAATGCTAATATTTCTAGGTTGAATGGTAAAAATATATCGAATATTCAAGTTGGAATAACAACATACAACAATGTAATTTTTAAAAATGAAAATAATAAAATTATTGGAATTACATCCATTCCAAATTCTATTGAAAATTTAGATTATGTTTATATTTCAAGTAGCACTAATCCTAAATTAACTGGAAATAAACTTGTAACCGTAAAAAATAAAGTTGTAAATTTAAAATCCAATCATAATGCAAGTGGCATCACCACCTACATTAGGGTAAATGACATTTCTGATTTTTCGGTAGATGATTATATTCAAATAGATAATGAAGTGGCTAAAATTATAGAAATATATCCTCAACAATCTAAATTTTTTATCTATCGTAATGGCACCTTAGGAATTCATACTGCAGATGTATCTTTAGTTAAATTGTTACCTACTAAATTTGAGTTTACAGATTCTAATATTACTACACAATTAAGTATTGTTAATAATCATTATTTTAATCCAAGAACTTCTGTTGGCTTGGGGTCCACTGGTTCCATTACCGTAAACGAAAATACAAATATTTCATATAATATACCAAAACAAACGATTTATATTCCAAATCATCAGTATAACTCTAATGAAATTTTAACTTATTCTACTATTGGTATAGGAGTAAGTGGATTATTGGTAAGTAATAATGAAAATGGAACTAATAGTTATAGGCTCACTTCAGGTCAAACTTTATATGCCGTAAATTTTGGTAGGGACTATCTTGGAATTTCAACTATTGGGTATGGTAGGTCTTCATTGTATTTTGCAGAATCTTCATATAATTCAGATGAAATTCATTCTTTTAAATATACAGGTAATAATGTAAAAGGAACAGTTCAATTAAGTACATTATCAGTAACTACTGAAGAAAATCATCAGCTTCAAACTGGAGATTCTATTAGATTGACTGGAAGTCCAGGAGAGTGGGAAGAGTATGTTATAAAGCTGGATTTTAATAATAACTATAAAGTTAAAAAGGTATCCGAAAACACATTTAATGTCCCTTTATACACCAAGCCAGAATTTATAAGGTACTCAGTAAATAATTCAATACCTTCATCCACACTTAATCCTAAAAATATTTCTTATACTACAAACTCAAAAAATGCATATGGTAGCGTTTCCAATGTAAAAATACTAACAACAGGAAGTTATTATGATTCTATTCCAATTATTAAATCTATTGGAACTCAACAAGGAGAAAATGCAAATTTATTAGCATACTCTAAAAATATTGGAAAAATTGATGCAGTTGAAAGAGTTAAAGATGGATTTGATTATCCAAGTGATAATACACTTCGACCTAAATTAAGTGCAAATACAATATGTTATGTTGATAATATTAATAAGGTTGCAAAAGTTAATGTATTATTTGGGGGCGCCAGTTATAATTCTCCTCCAAAATTAAAAGTTATTGGAAATGATTCTATTATATTATCTGCAAAACTTAAAAATTCTACTGTAGAAAGTGTAAGTGTAGATATAACACCTAATAATTTATCTATTCCATTGGAAATAATACCTATCAATAATTCTAATGGTTTTGATATTTTAGACATTAGTAGTGTATCATCTGCAATTAAAAGAATTGAAATAGATACAAGTCAATTTCCATTAATTTATAGCGATTATGAAAGTCCAATAGTAGACTTTCCATTTAAAGTTTCGGATTTAATTTTTATAGAAAACTGTAGAGTTAGTGAACCAACAAAATTAAACTATAATTCAACTGATTATTCAAATTCATTCTTTAAGGTAGTTGGAGTCAATACTTCAATGGGGTTTATTGAATATGAAACAGGAATGTCCTCATCATTATTTGGTTCTTATGATTCTACAGATGGATATGGAACTGTAGTTAATAAAAATAAATTAGCATCATTTGAAATGATTTTGGAAAAAAATAGTTATGTGAATGGAGAAGCAGTAAAAGCATTAGATAATGAAAATAATATTAAGTTTACTGGTGTAGTAATGAGTGAGTATGGTTGGGATATTGAACGAAATCAAATAAGATTGGGTAAAACAAAAGGAAAATTAGAAAAAAATGATATTCTTATAGGTTCAAAGTCGCTATTAGCAGGTAAAGTACTTTACTTAAATACTTTCACATTTAAGGCATTTTTTGGACCAACTAGAGATAAAATAAACTATACAAATGCAAATGTTGAAGATTTAAATAGTGACATAAAGAAATTACAAGATAGTGATTATTATCAAGATTTTTCATACTCAATTAAAGGAGCAACTCCATATGAAACTTGGAGAGAGTCGGTAAAATCAATAGTTCATCCTTCAGGTTTTAAAGAATTTTCAAATTTAGAGATTGTAAGTGAATCATCAAAAAGTAAAAAATTAAATGTAAACATTAATGAATCTACATTAGAATACAATGTACAAATTGAAAATGAAAATTCATTTTATACTAGAAGTAATTATACAATAGGATATGAAGATACAAGAATAAATCCAACAACAATTGAAAGAGTATATCTGGGTTCAGGCAATAGTCTATGGCCGGTCGCAGGATATAAAAATGCACGAGTTAAAGGTAAAAAAATACTTCCGTATATAACTAACATATCAAATAATGTCATACCAATTAAAGATATTAGTTCTCAATTTACTGGAACTTATGAATCTATTAGTTTAGGTGAACGTTCAGTTGTGTTTGATTCAAATTCTCCTTATTATCTTGGAGTTTCAACTTCAGGATTGTTGGTCGGGGATATTATTGGGTATTCTACATATCATCAATACCCATACCAAACAAAAATTCTTTCAGTTGGAATTAATAGTATTCAGACACTATACCCACATAGAATAAATTCTGATGTTATCACTCAATCTTTAGAATTTACAAGAAATTTAAATCAAAATAATTTAGTTGGAATTAGTTCGTTTAAATTAATCGCGGAAGATGATTCTCCGATTTATAAAGTAATAGGTGTCTCGACAGACGTAGATGTAAATCAAAATACAATAAAGCTACAGCATAATTTTGAAACAGGTCAAAAAATATATTATAAAAATATAGGAGGAACTCCAATTGGTATTAAAACCACAACAGAAGTTATAGGAGGCATTTCAACAAATATAATGCCTCCAATTGTGTATGGAATTAAAGTAAATCAAAATAAATTCCAAGTTTCAGGGTTATCTACTACACCAAAAATAAAAAAACTTGAATTTGAAAGTTCAGGTAGTGGTACACATATATTTACATTTGATTCTCCAAACGCAAGCACTTTAATTACAATTGATGGTATTATTCAAACTCCCATACATTCTAGAGGATTGAATATTAGTCTTGATGGTAGTCTTGGAATAGAGACTTCATTAATATATGCCTCTTCAGGTATTTCTTCATTGTCATCAATTGATATTTTAAAGGTAGAAAATGAATATCTAAAAATTGTTTCAGTTGGAGTTGGCTCTACAAATTCAATTAATATTCAGCGTGGATTTTTAGGAACTGCTAATACGTCTCATATTGGAATACTTACTGCATCTGTATGCCGAGGTAATTATTTAATAAATGAAGATGTCATTTATTTCACATCTGCTCCATTTGGACCATCTGGATTACCTGGGCTTGAGATTTCATCCAAGTTTGCAGGAAGAGCATTTAGTAGGAGTTTTAACTCGTCTAGACAAAATGATAAGAATTTAATTCTTGATGATATATCAGATAAATTTGTGGGTATAGGCAGCTTTATACTAAAAGAAAATGGGAATGATGTAGTTGGACTTTATACAAATACTAATACTTATCCAAATTCAATTAATATTAATAACAATCCAATAATATTAATTAATAACATAGCTCAAATTACACATACTGATTTTGAAGTTACTATTCCAAATAAAAATTATATTGAATTTTTAAGTGGAGTTCCAAATTCAGGTAAAATTTTAAAATTTGAAGCAAATCAAGGATATGGCTATACGCCCCTTGTAGGAGCTGCTGCAACAGCTTTAGTCTCTGCGACTGGGACTATATCTGCAGTATACTTAAAAGGTGCGGGTAGCGGCTACAGAACTGCTCCTGTAATCAATGTAAATTCTCCCATTGGTAGGGGTGCAAAAATACAGGCAACTGTAGGCGCATCTGGGACTATTACAAGTTTAACTATTACAAATCCTGGAATTGGATATACATCTTTATATGTTCCAGAGATTTCCATAGACCTACCTTTACCTTATTATAATCTAAATCTAACTTATGAAAATGGTTCTTCGGGTATTGGCTCAAATGCTAAAGTTTCAGTAATCGTCGGAAGTGGTTCAAGCATCCAAAACATCGAAATACTTAATTCAGGTCAAAACTATAAAGTTGGAGATGTATTGAATGTTGTTGGCCTAACAACTAATGTGGGAATAGGAAACTCATTTAAAAAATTTAGCATAACAGTAAAAGAAGTGTTTTCAGACACTTTTACTGGTTTATATCCAGGACAATTTTTACAATTTGATGATATTTCAAGCAAGTTTAATTCTATAAGAAAAATATTTGATGTTACTACCACAGTAAATGGCGAAAAAAGAAAATTAACTTTTATTAATACATATGAAAATCAAGATATTGAGAATAATTTCTTTATTTTCATTAATGATGTGCTACAAAAACCAAAATCATCCTATAATTACGTTGGAGGTAGATTATCTTTTAATGAGCCTCCAACTTTCGGTTCAAAATGTAATATTTTATATTATCAAGGTTCAATTGATGATACCATCTTAACAATTCCACCCCAAACTTTAAAGGAGGGCGATTTAATTAAATTAGAGTCTAGTGAATTATCTAAAGATATCAGTGGACAAAATGAAAGAATTATAAAAAGATTAGTAAATTCAGATTCTTTTGATACATTTTCGTATAGTGATGTGGGAATTAGTTCCAACATCCCTAGGCCAATTAGTTGGACTAAACAGAAAAATGATAGATTAATTAATGGCTCTTTTATTTCAAAATCAAGAGAAGAGCAAATTTCTAAAATTTATCCAACATCAAAATTATTATGGAATGTAAGTCCTTCAGATAATTCAATTTATGTAGATAACGCTTATCCACTTTTTATTGCATTAGATGATGGTGCAGGTGGTCTTAATGAAGAGCAGAGAAATGTAAAAATAATAAAAGACTATGCATTTAGTCCTGCAATTGTAAGTGTTAATGTTTCTGGAGCGTCTACTATATCTTCTGTAAGCATAGCAAACAGTGGTATTGGATACTATTATATTCCTAACGTTTCAATTTCAAATCCTTTATCAGGTAATGTAGACCCATTATATACTTGGAAATCTACTTCAGGTATTTCTACTAATTCTAATTTTAATTCAATTGTTCAAGGCGATATTATAATAGGTGTAGGTAATAGTAATTTAGTTGCGATATCTACTAACTTGACCAATTGGACTTTAGACTCACTTGGACATTCTTCAAGTATCAATCTTAAAAAGGTTGGCGTATCAACTCAAAATAATTATATTTCAGTTGGAAGTAATGGAAAGATATTTGCAAAACCAAATAAAAATTCATCGTGGTCCGTATGTGGAATTAAAACAGAATTATCTGTGGGCTCTATTTCTCAGGGATTACAAGATAGTACATATACTGAAACTTTTAATGATGTAATTTATAATTCATATAAAGATTATTGGGTTGCAGTGGGAGATGGCGGTAAGATTTATCAAGGAGTTGGAATTGGAACTACTGTATTCATTGAGTGCATTTCTCAGAATTATAGTTACAAGTCTGTTGCATATAATTCAAATATTATGATTGCGGTGGGACATTCTGGAGTTAGTAAGACTTTAGATGGAAAGAATTGGACTAGGATTGATGGTATAAATCTTCCTTCAAACCAATACAACTCAGTATTATGGGATGATAGTCGATTTATAATTACATCAAATGCTGGAATTTATACATTAGACGCTTTTAGCAATGCTCCTTCATTTATTTCAGGAAGCCCTACAAATTTAAATAAAATTTCAAAATATAATAACATTTATATCGCAGTAGATTTTGATGGGAATGTATACTCTTCACTCAATTTATCAACTTGGCAATTGAAAAATACTCCGACTGCATCTCAAATAAATGAAATTAAAACTATAAGTTTAAATAATTCATATTATCAAGGAGCAGTCGGAACTTCTGGGACCGTAATTTATTCTGTTCCGAATAGTAATAAAGCATCACTAGTAAGTAATGTAGTTAATGGTAATATTACATCAATAAATGTTATTAATCCAGGGTTTGGTTACTCATCAGGAAATCCTCCTGAAATTTTAATAGAAAATCCAAAATCTGAAGAAGAAATATTATATACAATAAATGCAATAGGTGACTTTGGAAAAATAGTTGGAGTTAAAACTTCAAATACCGGAATTGGAACTATATCTCCAAGTATAAGTTTTGAACTGTTAACAGATTATTCACAATCTGGATATGAGTCTACTTTTGGTATTACTTATAGTCGATTATCAGTTGGAGATTACTTTATTATTACAAATAGTAATGTAAGTACTATTAGTGGATATGCATTAACTGGAATAACCACATCTTTAGGAGGAATGAGTAATTACCCAGCGTCAAAAGTTGGCACTGCAACTAGTTATATTGATGGTGTATACAAGGTTGAGTATGTGGCAACTAATACTGACCCTCAAGGAATTGTAACCGTAACTTGTAATGTTGTTCCAGTTAATGGAAGAATTGCAATAAATACAACAGGAGATACTGGAAAATATTACGGAAATTATAGTTGGGGTAAAATATTTAATTATGAAGATAGAGCAATTAGAAGACCATTAAGTTTTAATATAAATAGTAATAATGGATTAGTTGGATTATCTACGGCTCCTACAGTTCAGAGAATTCCTCCACTCATTTTTTAATAAATAAAAAAAAGTATAAATCAATGTCCGCAATTATATCAGATCAATTTAGAATTTTAAATGCAAAAACATTTGTCAACTCTATAAAAAGTGAAATTAATACCATTTATTCATTCATAGGTCAACCTTATGCAACAAACCCTGATGTAGGTATAGGTAGAACCGATTGGATTTCTGGGTCTACTCCAGGCCCTATACCACTAGATACTGTAGAACAAGAAAATAGAATTAAAGAAGCTATAATTGCACTTAAAAAAATTACATTCGCAGATATAAGGTTAGCGATTAGAAAAAATATTTGGAAGAGTGGTCAAATTTATGAGATGTATAGGCACGATTATAGTATCTATAATCTATCGCCACAAACTAATTCATCTTCATTATATGAGACTAATTATTACGTTATAAATGAAAATTATAGAGTTTATATATGCTTAAACAATGGAACTAATACTGAAAATCCATTAGGTCGTCAATCATTAGACCAACCCGACTTTATTGATTTAGAACCAAGACCTGCGGGAACAAGTGTAGATGGTTATATTTGGAAATATCTGTTTACGATAACGCCATCAGATATACTTAAATTTGATACTTCTAATTATATTGCATTACCAGAATCTTGGGGGCTAACTGGAACTGAAAGTTCTTCAATAAAGAATAATGCTATAAGTGGAAAAATTGAAAGCGTGATAGTAAAGTATAAAGGTGCAGGATACCCTCCGTCTAAATCATTTTCGGGAATTCCAATTTTAGGGGATGGAAGAGATGGAAAAGTAACTATAGTTACAAATTCATTCGGGGAAGTGTCTGAGGTCTTTGTAACCGATGGTGGGTATGAATATACTAAAGGTATTATTAAATTTGAACCTGGAGCACCAGGAGTTCCTTTAGATTTATTTGCAAATTTAGGATTTTTAGCCGAATTTGATGTTATTATTCCACCAAAAGGTGGACATGGATACGATGTTTATAATGAATTAGGTGCCTATAGAGTTTTAATTTATTCTCGTTTTGAAACCGATTTATCAAATCCTGACGTAATTGTAGGGAACGATTTTGCTACCATTGGAATTATTAACAATCCAATAGTTCAAAGCTCATTAAATTATGTAAGTGCGTTGAAGGGAATGAAGCTTATAGGTGGAGATTCTAATTATATTCCAGATGAAATTATAACTCAAACCGTTGGAACGGGAATAACTGCAATTGGATATGTAGCATCTTGGGATAATGATACTAAAATCCTTCGTTATTATCAATCTGCAGGCTCCGCAAGTACATCAGTTGGTTATATCTTAAATAATTTTTCTTCCACTATAAATGTTGGAGGCTCCTTAACTATTATAAATTCCTCGGGAGTGAGTTTAGGCATTGATACTACATTTAATGGTTCGGTTATTCCCCCCATAAATAATAGAAGAGCTTATAGTTTAGGAAGTAATTACACTGCTGGAATTTCTTCATCTGAATATAAAGCAGGTTCAGGTGATATTATCTATATTGATAATCGTCAGCCAATTCTTCGCTCGTTAAATCAAAAAGAAGACATTAAAATCATTTTAGAGTTTTAAAAAAAATGCCCCAAAATATTAATCTCAACGTTTCACCATACTATGATGATTTTGATGAGAAGAAAAATTATCATAAAGTATTGTTTAAACCTGGAACTTCAATTCAGGCGAGAGAATTAACTAGTTTACAATCAATTTTACAAAATCAAATTGAAAAATTTGGTCAGCACTTTTTTAAAGATGGTGCAATGGTTATACCTGGAAATATAGCTTTTGATTCTAATTATACTTGTGTTGAGATTAATAGCATTCATCTTGGAATTCCTGTTATAGAATATTTGCAAAATTTAAAGGGTAAATTTATAAAGGGGCAGACTAGTAATATTATAGCACAAATTGAAGATGTAGTTGATGAAAATACTTCAGAGAAGGGAAATAATACCCTTTATATTAAATATAAATCTTCAAGTCAATCTGATTTTATTAACAATAAGTTCATTGATGGTGAAAATTTATTAATTCAGGAAGATGTTGAATATTCTTTAGGAGTAATTAGAGAGAGTAATACAATTGCTACTACAATATCTAATAATTGCAACTCGGTAGGTTCTGCAGTTAAAATTTCATCTGGTGTCTATTTTATTCGTGGATTCTTTTTAAATATTGATACTCAAACATTAATATTAGAACAATATTCTAATAAGCCATCATACAGAGTTGGGCTTAATATAAAGGAGTCATTTGCAGTGGCATCTAATGAGTATAAAGACCTTTTAGATAATTCTCAAGGTTTTTATAACTATGCCGCACCTGGAGCAGACCGTTTAGTTATTGAAAATGAATTAATAAAAAAATCATTAACTGATTTCAATGATGATAATTTTGTTCAACTTCTTAAGGTTGAAAATGGAATTTTAGAAAAAATTGTAAACACGACAGGTTATAATATATTTGCAGACGAGTTAGCTAGAAGAACTTATGATGAAAGTGGAGATTATTATATAAAACCTTTTGATATTGAAATTAAAGAATCTTTAAATAATTTTTTGGGAAACAATGGAGTTTACAAAGAAGGTCAAAATACAAAACAAGGTTCTACTCCCTCAAAAGATTTAGCTTGTATTTCAATTAGTCCAGGTAAGGCATATGTTAGAGGATATGAAGTAGAATCAATTTCTAATACTATACTTGATTTAGAAAAAACTAGAACTTCTGATACTGCGGTAAATCAGGCTATTCAATTTAATTTCGGAACTCAAATACAAATTAATAATGTATATGGTTATTTGCCTGTTGGATACACTACAGATTCATACGTGAAATTATATAGAGGTAGGACTTATAATGTAGGGGTTTCATCTGGAACTGAAATTGGAGTAGCTAGAATTTATGATTTAAAGTTAAAGGATGCAGCTTATCAAAATTCAGCTTCAGTTTTTGAAGCTTCCCTCTATGATATTCAAACCTATACTACTTTAGAAATAAGTAGCGGATTAGGAGTAAGTTTGTCGGATTCGACTTACATTCAAGGTAAAAATAGTGGTGCGGGTGGATTTGTCGTAAGTGGGATTGGTAGCACAGCTTCATTATTTAACTTATATCAAGTTTCAGGAAATTTTATTAAAAATGAATCATTAATTATAAATGGAATAGAAAATAATAGAGCTATTAAAACTATTACTGATTATGGAGTAAATGATGTAAATCAAATTACATCATATAATACATCTCCTGCAACTTTTACAGCAGATACAGTTTTATCAAGAACATTAAATTTATCAGATAATCAATCTCCTTATACAATTACTGCTGCAGCTTCTGGGGTTAGTACTATCACTACGTCTAATAGTAACTTTTATATTAATATAAAAGTTGGAGATATTATCTCCTATACAAAAGCTGGTGATAATTTATCTACTTATAATGTAATTAAAAGTATAAATTCTGAGTTAACCTCGGCAACTATTGGAATAACTACAAATGTACCTAGTGTAAATTCTGGCAGTCTTCCTGGATCTTTAATGACTAGTAATGACTTACGAAAAGTTACAGTAGATATTCAATCAGCTAATAATTCTTTATATTCTAGATTAAATCATAATTACGTTTCCAGTGTTGGACTATCTTCATCTAATATAACTTTTAGGTACACTTTACCTTCACCTATTACAATTACAAATTCTAGCGCATCCGTAATTACAGTTTTTGAAGGGGTAAGTGATTCTATCTTAGTTCCGTTTGATGAAGAGGCATACTCTTTGGTATATTCCGACGGGACTATTGAACCATTAAGTTCTCAAAAATTAATCCCTAACTTTGATAATCTAAATGCCCCGTCTCAAGGTAAACTTACCTTAAGAAACTTAAATATTACAGGACCTAAAACTGGTTATCTTACCGTAAGCTATCAAAAAATAAATTGTAAGTCTAGAAAAAAGACATATAATAGATGTTCTAAAATCACAATTAATAATACAAATTCTGGAATTAATACTTTAGGTTCAGGATTAACTTACAATAATGTATATGGGCGTAGAATTGAAGATAATATAATATCTTTAAATGTTCCAGAGGTATCTTCAATCATTGGTATATATGAATCATCAAATAGTAATGACCCTATTTTACCATCATTTGTTGTAGGTACAATTTCTGGTAATATTAGTAATTTAATTATGGGTGAGCAAATTGTAGGCTCTGATACAAATTCTATAGCTACTTTAATTAATACAGATAATGTATCTAAAATTGAATTTGGATATTTGAATGATAAAACATTTAAAAATGAGGAAATTGTAACCTTTAAAGAAAGTGGAATTACAGCTACAATACTCAGTATTAATATTGGCGATAGAAATATTTTAGATTCCTACCTATTTGATAATGGAAGTAGACCATCGTATCTTGATTTTTCTAGAATTATTCGCAAACCTTCAACTGAAGCACCTAAAAGAAAAATTACAGTAGTATATAATTACTATTCAATTGAAAATAATGATAGTGGAACTTTTGTTACTGTAAATTCTTATGATTTAAATCGTTATGATATAATTCCTTTAGTTGATGGAGTAGGATATAGTGATATATTAGATTTTAGACCTAGAGTATCTAATTATAATACCTCATCATCAATTTCTCCATTTGAATTTAAATCAAGAGTATTTAATTCAAATAATGCATCGTCAAAAAATATTGTAGCAAAAGATACTTCAATTATATTATCGTATAATTATTACTTGCCAAGAATTGATAAATTATTTTTATCTAGATATGGAACATTTAATCTATTAAAAGGAGTTCCCTCAACATCGCCTAAATTTCCAGAGAATTTAGATTATTCATTAGAAGTTGCTACTTTATACCTTCCTCCTTATGTTTATAATGTAAATGATATAAAAATTACAACAAACAAGCATAAGAGATATACAATGAAAGATATTTCTAGATTAGATGACCGTATATCTAATGTAGAATATTACACTGCGTTATCTTTATTAGAAGCTGATACTCAAAATTTAACAATAACAGACCCTAATACAAATTTAAATAGATTTAAATGTGGGTTCTTTGTTGATAACTTTAGTTCCTATAATGGAGGTGATGTTACAGATCAAGTATATAGGGCAAGTGTAGATGCAAATAATAATCTATTAAGACCTCAATCTTATACAACTTATATTGATTTAGAGGTTGACCCTGCAAATAATTTAAATATAAAAAAAGTAGGGGATGTAATTTGTCTAGATTATACTGATGTAGTATATACTAAAAATGAATTTGCAACAAGAGTTGAGAATATTAATCCATTTAATGTCGTTAGTTGGTCAGGTAATATTGAGCTTAAGCCGTCAACAGATACTTGGATTGAACCAAAGATTGTGTCAAGGAAAGAGGATACCGTTGAAGGTGATTATTCATTAACTTTAAATAGACTAAATGGCGATAGTAATACTGGCTTGGCGCCTGCAGAGTGGGGCTCTTGGCAGACTATTTGGACTGGAGAACCAGTAGTTACTAGAGGCGCATCTTCTAGTGAATTAACTAGTAGTAACACAATTAACGAAACTACTAGTGTGAGAGAAGAGCGCGCTAGAGGTAACAATAGAAGACGAATATCAACTACAGAAACAACAATAAGAGATACCTTTACTAATTTTACACCAGTATTTACATCAACTCAAATAACACAGTCCCGCCAAGGCATTCAAAATAAAATTACAGAAAGATTTGATTCTAAGACTGTAGGAAATCGTGTCATATCAAGAGATACCATTACTACTATTAGGTCAAGAAATATTGGAATTCTATCTAAAAGATTAAAACCCAATACTCGTTTTTATGGATTTTTTGAGGGCGTGGATGTCACCTCTTATATTGTTCCCAAACTTATTGAAATTGAAATGGTAAGCGGCACTTTTAATGTAGGTGAAGATGTAATTGGAAATACAAATAAAGCTTCAATAGTATTTAGACTTGCAAATCAAAATCACAAATATGGGGATTATAATTCACCTTCTCAAGTTTATTTAAAGAATCCTTATGATACAACATCTACACTATTTTCTAGTTATTCTTCTACTTCTGTAATATTAAATGTAGACACAAATTCATTAGAATTGCAGAGTATTTCTCAATATTATGGCAGCATCTCATCTGGAATGCGCTTGATTGGTAAAACAAGTGGTGCAATTGCAATAGTAAAAGAAATTAGAGTAATTACTGATAGCTCAGGAACTTTTTTGGGGTCATTGTTTATTCCAGACCCTACCGTTCCTACAAATCCTAAATTTACAACAGGAACTAAAACCTTTACTTTAACTTCAAGCTCTATAAATTCTACTATACCTGGAACTACAGATAGTCGCGCAGAGGCTAGTTTTACCTCAAGTGGCTTAATAGAAAATATAGAAGAACATACACTTCGTATTCGTAATGCAACTATTGAGAGAGTTCCAGTATCAGAGACAAGTTCTAATACAATTAGTTCAAATACTGTTGAAACTTCAACTTCTTTTGTAGATAGGTCTGAAACTAATAGTAATTTTATCGACCCATTAGCTCAATCATTTGAAGTTACAGATAGAACTGGAATTTACATAACAAAATGTGATATATTCTTTAAAACTAAAGATACTAATGATGCTCCTGTTACTATGCAAGTGAGAACTATGCAAAATGGAGTTCCTACTCAAAAAATATTACCTTTTGGCGAGGTAATTCTAGAGGCTAAGGATATTAATGTATCTGATACGTCATTAGTTGCTACAACATTTACATTCCCATCTCCAATTTACCTAGAAGGTGGAAATTCGTATTGTATAGTTCTTATTTCTTCTTCGGATAGCTATACTGTTTGGATTTCTAGAATGGGTGAGGAAGATATTACATCAGTAAATACGCAAGATGGAAATCGTGTAATAGTTTCGCAACAACCAACTCTTGGTTCTCTATTTAAATCACAAAATGCATCAACTTGGGATGCAAGTCAATATGAGGATTTAAAATTTAATTTATACCGAGCAAATTTCACTTCTACAAGTGGGACTGCAAGTTTCTATAATCCAGTTTTGGGTGTGGGTAATAGACAAATTGCATCTTTAAAACCAAATCCAATTACAGCTTATAGTCGCTCATTGTTGGTCAACTTAAATACTAATTTATCTTCATCTGAGGTGAATTTAATTCAATCTAACTACACTCTAACTCAAACTTCAAACTCTACATTTACTTCAAAAGTAAAAAGAATTCTTGGTACAATATCTCTAAATTCATCTTTAACAATAGTAAATTCAGGTATTGGATATACTCAAGGAGTTAATTCTTATACTAATGTTGATTTAATTTCCATTAGCGGTAGCGGTTCTGGCGGCAAAATTACACTTGGCGTTAGTACAGGTTCTGCTTATTACGCTACCATAACTAATGGAGGTTCAGGATATTCTGTTGGCGATGTATTAACAATAGATTATAAAGATACTGGAAATTTAGGAAAAGAAGTTGTTCTTTCTATTCCAAATACTTCTGTTGTATTAACAGCATTAAATTCTCTGGTAATAGATGATGTTCAAGGAGATTTAAATACATCTAGTGGAGATTTAATTATTAATGGAACTACCCTTACAGGTAAATATCCTACAGAGATTTTACAAATCAAAGATGGATTGCACTTTAAGGTGAATCATAATAATCACGGAATGTATTCGGAGAATAATTTAATTACTATATCTGGAATTGAGCCTGATAATGTGCCCTCTAAATTAATTGGAGATATAACCTCATCTTCTACAACTATTACCTTAAATAATGTAAGCAATTTTACTACATTTGAAGGTAGGTCTATAGGTATTGGAACTACTGGTTATTTAATTATTAATGATGAGGTTATTGGCTATATTGGAGTGAATACATCTACATCTACTATTACATTAAATACCTTACCCACATATAATCGTGGAGTTGATAATACAATACCAACATCACATTACATTAATGACCTTGTATTTAAATATGAATTTAATGGAATTTCATTAAGAAAGATAAATAAAACTCATAATATGGCAGATGTTGATCATGTTAGCTATCCAATAGGATTAGATGAATATCACATTAAAATTTCACAAGACGATAACAAATATTTTAAACAAACTAAAACTGGAGGTTCATACTTATATAATACATACTCTCTGGGAGGTTATAAAGTACCAAGAGCAACTCAAAATATAGCTTATAGTATATTACATCCAGTTACTAGTATTCTAACTCCAGTTAATACAGAAATAACATCTAAAGTGCGTACTTTAAGTGCAACTAGCGTAAACGGAAATGAACTCTCATTTACTGACAATGGATATGATGATATATCATTAAATTCGGATAATATTTTTAATACAATGAGAGCAGTATATTCAAGAGTTAACGAGCTTGAATATTTAAGCACCCCAAGTAATAAATCTCTATTTTTACAAATTCAGTTGAATACGTTTGATAGTAAGGTGTCACCTATGATTGATTTAGAAAGAGTTGGAATGATTTCTATTATGAATAGAATTGATAGTCCAATATCTAATTATATAACTGATTCTAGAATTAATAAATTAATTGAAGACCCAAACTCTGCAATCTATGTTTCTCAAGCAGTGAGACTTGAAAAACCTGCAGATAGTTTAAAACTTTTATTTGATGCATATCGTCACACTACTAATGATATTAGAGTTTTATATCGTATTTTTAGAAATGATACCCCAGATGAATATCAACTATATCAATTATTCCCTGGCTATGGGAATATTGATTCTAGGGGTAATACAATTAACCAAAGCAACTGTAATGGACTTCCAGATACTCTAGTACCACCCTCTGGCAATTTAGATGAATTTAGCTCATATGAGTATAATATGAAGAGTAATGTAACGTTCACAGGATATCAAATTAAAATTATAATGGCTGGAACAGACCAAGCAAATGTTCCAAAAATTAGAGATCTGAGGTTAATTGCAACATTATGATACCAGTAAAAGGGCATATCGGTTTATATCGAGATGAAACTAATAATGCTATTATTAATAATAATAATAGCAGTTATAATGAGTATATACAATCTAGAAATAGATTAATTGAAAATGAAAATAAGATACAAAAAATTGAAGAAGATATTTCAGAAATAAAAAAGTTACTAAAGTTAATTTTAGAAAAATAAATAAAATAAACGCTATCAAACTAAAATGGCCCAACCAAATTCTAGAGATGAATTACTTGAATACTGTTTAAGGGCATTAGGGGCTCCTATTTCTGAAATAAATGTAGAGGAAGAACAACTCAATGATAGATTAGATGACGCTCTTCAATATTTTCAAGAGAGACACTTTGATGGTATTCAAAGAGTTTTTCTAAAGCATAAAATATTGAAGTCAGAAACTGATATTATTAAAAAGAATCCAGTATATCAAACTGCGCGTTCTGCTACTGGAATTACTACAGCAATTATAGAAGAAGCTCAAAACTTTATACCTTTACCCGATACGGTTGTAAGTATAAATAGCGTGTTTAAGTCAGATTCAAGTAGCATTTCAAGTGGAATGTTTAACATTAAGTATCAAATCTTTTTAAATGACTTGTACTATTTTGGAACATTAGACTTATTAAATTATGCGATGACAAAATCTTATCTAGAAGATATTAGTCGCATTATTACACCTGATGTTCAATTAAGATTCAATAAAAAAAATCATAGACTATATCTTGATATTGATTGGTCTATGGTTACTCCAGATTATTATATTATTATAGATTGTTATAGAATTGTTAGTCCTGAAGAATTTCCTAAAATTTACAACGATTATTGGCTTAAAAAATATTTAATTGCTTCAATCAAGCAGCAATGGGGTATAAATTTGATTAAATATAACGGAGTTCAGTTATTAGGGGGAGTTACAATGAATGGAGAGAGAATTTTAAACGATGCACAGAGAGAACTAGAAGCAATTGAAAAACAACTCCGAGATGAATATGAACTTCCACCTTTAGGGTTGATAGGATAATTATATGGCATTAAATCCCTATTTTTTAAATGGTTCAAAGTCCGAACAGGGTCTAGTACAAAATTTAGTCAATGAACTAATTAAAATGGGAGGGCAGGATGTTGTATATTTGCCTAGAAAATTTATTACTGAAAAAACTATAATTAAAGAATTGTTAGTTTCTAAATTTGATATGGGATTTTCAATTGAAGGTTATGTATTAACATATGATGGATTTGGAGGACAAGGTGATATTTTAAGTAAATTTGGAGTCCGTAGTACTGATGAAATTACTTTTGTAATTTCAAAAGAAAGGTATGAGCAAATTATACTTCCATTTATAAAAAATAATGTAGATATTAAACTTACGTCCAGACCACAGGAAGGTGACTTAATTTATTTTCCAATAGATAAAGCTTTATTTGAAGTTAAATATGTAGATGTTAAAAGACCTTTTTATCAGTTAAATAATTTATATTCATATCAATTAAAATGTGAATTATTTGAATATGAAGATGAAATTATTGATACTGGTATTGAAAGCGTGGATGAATCTATAAAAAACTTTGGATATATTCAAACTTTGCAAATGATAGATTCGGATACTGTAAACGCTCAAGTATCTGTTGGATTAGCGTCATCTACAAATAAAAAATCAGTATATTATGTAGACATTATTAATGGAGGTTATGGGTTTAAATCTATGCCTAAAGTTCAAATTGAGAATGCTCCTCCAGGAGGTGAAACTGCTACTGCTGTAGCAACATTAAAAACTATAGGAAATGCAAGCACTATTGATAAAATCTTAATTATAAATCCAGGATTTGGCTATACAATTCCGCCTAAAATAAAAATATCATCAAATTCAGGAAGTAACTTTATAGGAACTTGTCTAATTGGGACCGGAGTATTGGCTCCTATCACTATTGTAAATAGTGGTTCTAATTATTCATCTGCACCTATAGTTTCGATTTCAACTTCTATTACTGGAGTAAATGCAAGTGCAATTTCAATTATAACAACTACAGGTATTGTAACTTCAACTAGGTACATCAATGCTGGAACTGGATATACAGTATCACCTTCAATTCAAATTGGAGCCTCTATTGGAATTTCTACAGGAATTTATAAGCTCAATGATATTATAACAGGAAGTGTAACTAATACCAAAGCATATGTTAAAGATTGGGATTATCCTACTAGAACTCTTAAAGTATCAATCATTGATGGTAGTTTTGCTGTGGGCGAAACTATTGTAGGAGTGGGTGCTAGCTATAAGGTTTATTCTGTGGATACCGATGACTTGTATAATAAATTTGCGACAAATAAAGAGATTGAAGTAAAAGCTAATAGTATTATAGATTCTTCGGAGATAAATCAGTTTGGCGTATTCTAAATAAATATAAGAATGCTTAACGGTTATGTCGGGTAAACACTTTTATTACGAAATTATAAGCAGAACTTCCGTTGCTTTTGGGTCTCTTTTTAATGATATTTATGTTCGCCATCAAAATGGTGAGGATGAAGATTTTAGTTATATTAAAGTTCCAATCAGATATGGACCAATTCAAAAGTTTTTAGCAAGAATAGAAGAAAAACCAGATTTGCAGAACCGTGATGCAATCACATTACCTAGAATGTCGTTCCAAGAAGGTCAGCTTTCATATGATGGTGCTCGTAAATCTTCAAATGCGCAAACATTTAAAACTACTTATGGAGTTAATAATACTCCTACCAACATCAATATGCCTATACCTTATATTTTACCTTTAGAGTTAAGTATTGCGACTAAAAATAAAGATGATATGTTTCAAATTATAGAACAAATACTCCCAAGATTTCGACCAGAGTATAATCTTTCAGTTAATTTAGTATCAACATTAGGTGATACTAAAGATACTCCAATTGTTCTTCAAAATATATCATCATTTCAAGATGAATATGAAGGTAATTTTGATACCAGAAGATTTATTCAATGTACTCTGACTTTTAATGCAAAGATTTCATTTTATGGTCAAATTCCTTCTAATGATAATCAAAAACTTATCAAGAAAGTTCAGATTGATTACTATAGTGATACAACTACTGTGAATGCATCTAGAGTGGCTCGTTACAAAGTATCACCAAGAGCGATTAAAGACTATAATGAAGATGAAACCACTACATTAACTCAAAATATTTCAATAAATATAACAAAATTTAATGTATCCGATGCAACATCTTTAGTTGTAAATAGTTACATTCAAATTAATGATGAAAATATGTATATTACAGATATTAATAATAATACTTTAACTGTAATAAGAGGTAAAGATAATACAGTAATATCAGAACATCAGGAAGGTGATACAATTAATGCAATCACATCATCTGATGATGATTTAATTCAACTTGGCGATGATTTTGGTTTTAATGAAGAAATCTTTAATTTTGGTGATGGTAAAATTTATAGCCCAAGAAAAGGTGAAGATGTATGACTAAAAGATTTGAAAAGATAGATGAGGCCTTAAATATTAATTCTCCAGTTATTGAAGTGGAGGCTAAAGAGGTAAGGAATACTTCAGCAAAAATTATAAAAAATAATAAAGAAGCAAAAAAAGGTAACCAAAAAGAGGATATAAGCCTTGATTATAATTATTCTAGAACAAATAACTATGATTTATCTTCTACCATTAATGAGGTAATTTATGAAATGTTTGAAGTTGCAAAAAATACTCAAAAAGCAAGAGATTTTGAAGTTTTAGGTAACCTGATAAAAATTGCTAAGGAGTTAGACGATGGTTATCTAGACCGCCATCAAAAAATGAAAAAGTTAAATGAAGAGGAAGAAACTAAAAAACAAACTATTACAAATCAAACTACTAATGCAGTATTTGTAGGGTCTACAGCAGAGCTTCAAAAGTTTTTAAAAGATAGTAATAATAAATAATTAAAAAAATGAAAACATTTTCAGAACTTCTTTTAATTTTTGAGCAGATTAAGGGACATAAATCTCCAGAAGAAATTGCAAAGAAGCATGGAGTGCCCTTAAGTTCAATTACAAAGCAACTTAAAATTGGAGTTCCTATAGAACACGAACACACAAAAGATACTGATTTAGCAACTGATATTGCATTGCAGCATCTAGGAGAATTTCCAGATTATTATACTAGATTGAAGAAAATGGAGACTTTGGCAAAAAAAGATAAAGTAAATGAGGGAACTTTACATCATTGGTTTAAGGGGTCTAAATCTAAAGATGGAAAACCTGGATGGATTCAAGCTGATGGTTCCCCTTGTGCAAATGAAGCTGGAGAGTCTAAAACTCCAAAATGTTTTAGCAGTGGAAGATTAAGAGCACTCAAAAGAAAAGGTGAAAAGGGTGAAGCATTAATTCGCTCTGCAATTAGTCGTAAAAGACAAGAAGACCCAAAACAGCAGAAAAAAACTGGAGCGGCAAAGCCAATCAATGTAAAAACTTTTGCTAAAGGCAAGAATAACAAAAATTATGTAAAGGCTGAACCTGACCTCAAAGAATTCTTTAAGCTGTCGGAAGCCACAAAAGACATTCCAGGAAAAGGTAGTGGAACCAAGGATGCTTGTTATTATAAGGTTAAATCTAGATTTGATGTCTGGCCTAGTGCATATAGTTCGGCAGCTTTGGTAAGATGTCGTAAAGTAGGTGCGGCTAATTGGGGCAAAAAAAGTAATAAATTAAAAGAAGAATATACCAAGATACAGCAATCGGGAAATACTTATAAGATTTTAGTAAGTTGGAAAGGAACTCCAAGATATATTCAAATATTTTTCCCAAACTTTAAAAGACCAACAAAGGAAGAAGTAAATTTTGAAGCTAATAAGATTTATCCAGGTTCTGTAGTTTTAACATATAAACCATCCAAGATTGACCCAACAAAACCTTATCTATTTGCAGGAGTACTTAAATGAACCCAAATGACGTGAAACTTAACAATCTTAATAAAATTTTTGAGTATGAGAGAATGTCTAGAGAACTTGATAATTGTGATAATCTAGAAGAAATTAGAGAGAAGGCAAAATATTGTGTTAAGGTGTATTTAAAGACTT